CTACCAGTCGAACATCACGCTGTTCGCGTGGGACGAGATCAAGGACTTCCGCAACCCGATCGACTACGAGATACGCAAGGGCGCCGACTGGGCTTCCGGCCAGGTCATCGGCCGCTACCTCCATCCGAACGTGCCGGCTATCGGGCTGACGCCGCAGCCGACGATGTACCTGATAAAGGCGCACTGCCAGCCGCTGCCCGGGCTCGATGTCTACTCGGCGGACGCGGCGACGATATCGGTCAGCGGCGCGGTCATCCCGCTCAACATCGTCAAGAGATGGGACGAGTTCTCGGTGGTGACCGGGGTCCTGACCGGGACGTTCGCCGGCAACGCCTACAACAACGGCGGGGTCATCGAGACGTTCGGAGCCGGCGACCTCTATGCGGTGCCGAACATCTACGACCTCATCGACTGGTACAGCTTCCAGTACGGCATCACGCCGAGCGACGTCTACACGATCGCCGACGTGTACCAGGTCTCAGATTTCTACTTCTTCGGCACGTCCAACGTGGTGTTCGGCACCTACACGACCCCGGTGTCGCACGTCATCAACGTCGGGCGGTCGGTGGGCTGCCTCGTGGACGTCGCGTGGACGGCCGAGGGTATCCCGAGCTCCCAGAACATCTTCGACTGGACCAACGTCTTCATCATCACCGACATCTTCGGCTCGGCGGCGAACGCGTTCATCAAGGCGTGGGCCAACATCAACGTGTCGTCCGACGGCGTGTTCGACGGGGACGTCTACGCCATCACCGACGTGTACGCCGTGCCGGACATCTGGTACTTCAGCGCCACTTCCTCCGGATGGCAGCGCTACCGGGCCGGGTTCTACGTCGGCAGGGCCTTCGCCATTCAGATGTACGTGGAGTCCGACGACCCCAACACGATCGCCTCCGTCAGCGCGCTCTCCTACGCGGTGCACATCCCGGCGAGGATCGACCACTACATCAGCAGGTCCATCACGGCCGGTGGGATCACGATCACGTTCACGCCGGACGGGTCGGCGACGGCGGCGGCGTTCAACGGCGGCCCCGGCGGCGACCCGACCACGCCGGGCCTCCCCGTCTGGCAGGCGACGATCACCAACGAGGTGGCCGGGGACATCCTCACAGTTTCCGCCCTTTCCTTGTCGTCGGCTTTCGTGGCAGTTACAAATGGCGGTCCCGTCACCAGGACGGTCAACATCGAGTTCGCGGGGTACTGAACCATGAGTCAGGGGGCGTATAATGTGCCAACTGGCGGCTCCATCTCGATGGTGGCCTTCGCCGCGCTGATGAACGCGGCCTACGACGCGCTGGCGACGAACAGTTCCGGCGCGTCCGCCCCGGCGAACGGCCCCGGCAACGCGCCGCTGGAGTTCCAGTCCTGGTTCGACACCACCAGCGTCAACTTCCCGGTGCTCAGGTTCTTCGACGGCGTCAACTGGGACAGGACCGGGACGCTCGACGTCGTCAACTCGAACTGGCTGCCGCAGCTCGGCGGCGGGGTCGCCACGCTCGTGGCGGCGGCGACCGTCAACATCGGCGCGTCGCCGCAGACGCTCATCACCATCAGCGGCGCGACGACGATCACCAGCTTCGGCTCCGCCGCCAAGGTCGGCGAGATGAAGCTGGTCTACGCCGGCGGCTCGTTCACGCTCACCAACTCCGGGGCCATCGTCTGCCCGAACGGACAGAACATCACCGTCCGCGTCGGGGACTCCTTCTTCGTCGGGTACCTCGGCTCCGGGAACTGGCAGGTCTTGGGGTACGTGCGCCCGAGCACGAAGGATATCGTCCTCAACATCGAGGACTTCGGCGGCAAGGGCGACGGCTCGACGGACAACTCGACGCCGCTCGCCAGCGCGCTGGCGGCGCTCGGCAGCAAGGGTGGCACGATCTTCTTCCCGGCTGCGGGCAGCCGGTATCTGTTCAATTCCGGCGTCTCGTTCAGCATGCCGTCCGGGGTGTTCTCGGTGTCCATCGTCGGCGGCGGCCAGGACGCGACCGAACTCTACTGGCCCAACGCGTCGGGCGGCATCACGCTGAACTACAACGGCCTGTCCAGCTCGGCCCACGTCCGCGACCTGACGCTGACGACGGGGACGACGGCGGGCGGCGACGCGATCAAGTTCAACCTATCTTCCAGCCTGGCCAACCCGGCGCTGACGGCGCTCTCCGACATCACCAGGGTGACCTGCCGCGGCAGCGACGGCTACGCGCAGACCAACTACTGGACCAACTGCATCAACATCGCCAACGTCAGCAACGTGAACATCGCCGGGGTTGGGCTCTACGGCTCGTCAGGTTCCTTGGGCAACGGCGTGAACACGCTGGGACTGCCTGGAAGTTCCACCTACGCGGTCCAGATAAACGTCGACGAGAGCACGCTGCAGAACCTCAACCAGGGCTTCGTCTATGGGTCGTTCGTCCAGGGCGTGACGATCGACGACTGCAACTTCACCGCAACGAACTCCGGTGTCATTTCTCCGGCAGCCCAGACGGGGACCCTGGCCCAGCTCGCCGTCACGAACAGCCAGTTCAACCCGCCCGCCAGCGGGTTCGGCATCGTGACGAACACGGCCATCACGGAGACGCAGCTCACGAACAACCTATTTGAATGCCTGGCGAACAACGTCACGTGCATAAGCCTCGTCAACAACAACCACTTCAACATCAACGGGAACGAGTTCGGGTCGAGCGCGAGCTTCACGGGAACTACGGCCGTCAGCATAGGGACGACCACGGCCGGGGCCACCGGGACCATCCAGGGCAACGACATCTTCGCGTTCAGCACCGGCATCACCCTGGCTGCCGGGGCGCTGGGGTGCGCCGTGATGGGGAACACCATCAACAACGCGGCGGGGCACGGCACCACCATCATCGTCAACAATAGCTCATCGATAACCAACTGGATCGCCAGCAACCCCGGCTACAACCCGGTGGGACCGTCAGCCATAGGCGTGGGTGCATCACCGTTCACGTACACGGCGGGGGCTACGCCGGAGACGGTCTACGTCATCGGCGGCACCGTCACCGTCGTGACGTTCGACAAGAACGGCGGGACGCTGGGCGTGGTTGCGGCGTCCAGCGCCAGCGCCATCCTCAACGGTACTTTTGAGCTTGGGCCTTGGGACCAGATCAAGGTCACCTATGGCAGCGCCCCTTCCATGAACAAGATGGTCCACTGATCGGAGAACCAATGTCGCAGTCATCCGTCATATTGCCTGGTTCGCCGCTGGCCGGCAGCGCCATGGTCGGCGACATCAACGCGGCGTGGGCGGCGATCATCTCCAAGTTCTCCGGAACGGTGGCGCCGACGCTGGGTCCGGGTGTGGCCGGCGCCGTGGTGGAGGGTCAGTGGTGGCTGGACACGTCGATCACGCCGAACGTGCTGCGGGTCTTCGACGGGGCGTCGTGGGCCGCGCTGCTGACCATCGACCCGACCAACCATGTGTCCTACCCACCGCTGTCGTTCCGCAACATCGTCGGGGACAATGGCGGGATGGAGGTCTGGCAGCGTGGCGCTGGATCGTCCGCCTCGATCGCGGTGGGGGCCAGCACGACCGCCTACACCGCCGACCGATGGTACGTCACGACCGGGGCCAACCAGGCCTCGGTGATCGCGGCCGTCGCTGGACTCACGAACGGGTCGAACTTGGCGGCGAAGGTCACGCGCAACAACGCGCAGACCGGCACGACCGCCTACATCTTCGGCTTCCCGCTCGACACCGACGAGCTGGCCAGGATGCGTGGCCAGAAGGTGACCATCAGCGCCGCCGTCAAGTCGGGGGCGAACTGGTCGCCGGCGAGCGGCACCATCAACCTGGACTTCTACACGGGCACCGGGGCTGTTGGTAAGCGCGGCGGCGGTTTCTCCTCGGAGACGCACGTCGCGACGGCGACGCTGAACCTGGGCACGAGCACGCAGGGCACCATATCCGGCGTCGGTTCCGTCGTCGTCCCCACGGGCGCGACGCAGGGCGAGCTCCAGTTCACGTGGAGCCCGTCCGGCACCGCCGGCGCGGATGACTCGATCACGATCGACGACGTGCAGCTTGAGGTCGGGGTGTTCGCCAGCCAGCCCGAACGGCCGCCGTTCGAGACGATGATCCGACGGTGCAAGCGCCATTACCGCAAGACGTTCCCGTACGGGACGGCGCCGGCGCAGAGTGCGGGGTTGTCTGGGGCGCTCACCACGATATCACCCAGCACGACCTCAGGCGTGGCGACGCGGTACGAGGACAGCATCCCCATGCGGGTGACGCCGTCGGTCACGACGTTCAACCCGTCGACCACGAACGCTAACTGGCGCAACGTCACGTCCACCGTCGACTCGGTGGTGATGGTGGATTCCAGCGGGGCGTCCCCGGAGCGCGTGCTGATAACGTCGGCGACGAGCACCGCGTCGGCGCAGTACATGGCCATACACGCAAGCGCAGATGCAGGCATTTGACCATGAGCCAAGCCCCCGTCATCCTCCCCGGGTCACCGTTGACAGGTGCCGCCGCCGCCGCCGACATGAACGCGGCGTGGGCGGCGATGATCTCCATGTTCTCCGGGACCACGGCCCCGACGTTAGGGCCGGGTGCGTCAGGTGCCCTCGTCGTGGGCCAGGACTGGCTGAACACGTCGATCACCCCCTACATCTGGAACAAGTGGGACGGGGTGACGTGGACCACCGTCGGGTTCGTAGACCCGGCCTTGCACTATACCTACGGTCCGCTCGCCTACAGGAACATCGTCGGGGACAACGGCGGTCTCGAGGTGTGGCAGCGTGGTGCGGGGTCCAGCGCCAGCTTCGCGGTGGGAGCCAGCACGACGTCGTACACCGCGGACCGATGGTATCTCGCGACTGGCGCGAACCAAGCCTGCGTGGTGGCGGCGGTTACCGGACTGACGGCGCTGTCTCGTCTCGCCGCGAAGGTGACGAGGAACAACGGGCAGACCGGCACCGGGGCGCTGGTGTTCGCTTATCCGTTGGACACCGACGAGATCGTCCGCATGCGCGGGCAGAAGATGAACATCCAGTTCCAGGCCAAGGCCGGGGCCAACTGGTCGCCGGCCGGCGGGACGCTGAGCTACTCGCTCTACGTCGGGACTGGCGCGGTGGGCAAGAGGGGATCGACCCCCTACACCGGCGAGACGCAGGCCGTGTCCGGCTCGCTGTCGCTTAACAGCAGCCAGCAGCTCGGCACGACGACGGCTGGTACCGTGATCGTGCCGGCGAACGCGACGCAGGCCGAGCTGCAAATAGCGTGGACCCCCGTCGGCACCGCCGGTGCGGACGACTCGATCACCGTCGACGACGTGCAGTTGGAGGCTGGCGCGCAGTACACGATCTTCGAGCGCCCCCCCTTCGACAAACTCCTGTCAAGCTGCCGGAGGCATTTCTGGAAGACGTTCGCCTACGGCACCGCGCCAGCTCAAAACGTGGGGATCGCCACCAACGAGTTATGGTCGATAGCTGGCATCGCTGCCGCGAACAACGAATACATATGGGTGAGGAACCCGACATCGATGCGCGTGGCACCATCTACGACGCTCTACAATCCAGCGGCGGCAAATGCGCAGGCCAGGGACGAAATAGCGGCGGCGGATTGTAGCGCCACGGGGGTCAACTTCGCCGGCACGGAAGCAGTTATCATCCAGACAACAGGGGCCGTCGGAACGCTGGTGGGGAACCTGCTTGGAGTTCACATGGTCGCAGATGCGGGAATCTAGCCGATGACGTTCGAACAACTTGAGGCCGACTACGCCAACGACCTCGCCACCATGAAGATTACCGCGCACGACGCCGATCTCGCCAGCGTGGCGAAGAGACTTTTGGCGCATGTTGACAGGTTCAAGTTTGTCCAGGCCGGCTGCGGCGTGCCGGCGCTGTGGCTCATGCCGGTGTTCGAGCGCGAGGGGCCGTCCTTCGACGCCTACTTCGGCAACGGCGACCCGCTATCGCGCCCGACCACCCACGTGCCGAAGGGGCGCGGACCGTTCCCGACGTGGGAGGACGGCGTCATCGACTCCCTGGAGATCGACCACATCACAGCATGCCCCGTGTGGACCTGGGAGCGCGCCTGCTACGCTTGGGAGGGCTGGAATGGCTTCGGGCCCAGGCTCCACCATGGACGCCCCAGCGGCTACCTGTGGGGCGGCACGAGCATCTACCAGGGCGGCAAGTACGTCGCCGATGGCGTGTGGAGCCGGGGGACATTCGACAAGCAGCTCGGGACTGTGGCGGTCGCCAAGAAGCTCGCAGCCTTATCCCCGGAACTCGCTGCTGGTTTCGTCGCCACGGAAAAGTCCACAACTGTTGCCGCGGAGACACATGCCACGTCGGCGGCCTAGTGTAGGGTGTCCTGCAAACTACACCGCTTCAGAAGGAAGGACATCCCGTGAAGAAGCTCATCATCGCAGCTGCTACGCTGTTCTGCTCCACCGGCGCCTACGCAGCCGACCTCTACCCCAAGGCGACTCCTGCGCCCCAGTTCAGCCCGGCCTACAACTGGAACAACATCTGGGTCGGAGGCTTCGTCGGTGCGGCGGTCGACACGGGCGGGATCGACGTCCTGAACTCGGACGGCTCGACGCTCCTCAACAACCTGGGAAGCTCTCCCGCCGGGTTCATGGGCGGCGGCGACATCGGCGCGAACTTCCAGGTCATCCCGCGCTGGGTCCTCGGCGTCTACATCGAGCAGGCGTTCGCCAGTATCCGCAGCGGCAGCAACGTCCTCGGCGTCATCGACGTGAACCACTCGACGAACTACATCGGCGCTGCCGGCGCGAGGCTCGGGTTCCTGATCACGGACTCGACGCTGCTCTACGGCAAGGCCGGGTTCGCGTGGGGCGGCGCACACGCCGAGTTCAACGCTGCCCAAACCCTGGCGCAGAAGATAAGCGAGACGAGCACGGGCTGGCAGGCGGGACTCGGCATCGAGCACCGGGTCTCGTGGGCCCCGAACTGGAGCATCGGCCTGGAGTACGACCACGTCCGCCTCGGCGAGAAGCAGACCAACCTGAGCATCGACAACGAGACGATCATGTCGTCACTGAACAAGTTCCGGTTCGAGGAGTTCCGAGTGTTCGGGCGGTACAATTTCTGAGCTTTCTCCTCCCTGGGAAAGAACAGACTTGGGCGGCGCCGTTGTGCGCCGCCTTTCTTTTGTCCATAGTGCGGGGCCAAGTCAGGGAGCATCGCGCACATGGATGGGTCGCCGTGGAGGGAGTTCCTCACGCAACTGGGCGTCGACCCGAACATAGCCCTGGCGGGGTTCGGCGGCGCGGTCGTCAACGTGCTGCGCATGAAGGTGCGCAACGCCATGTCCGTCACCACCACGACGGTGTCGGGGACGCTGATAGCCATCTATCTGGGGGAGCCTATCGCCAAGGCCGTGAACTTTCTCCCGGTCATCGGGACGGCATTTTTGGTGGGTTACCTCGGCGTGCTAGTTCTGGAGTACGCATCCTCGATGTTGCGCCAGCGCCTGAACTCAGGGTCGACGCCACCAAAGAACGGGGGACCATAGGATGCCTCTACCTGAGAAGGCCGCCAAGATGGCCACCAGGTCGATCGACCTGGCCGACAACACCGTCGACGCGATCGTCCGCCACATCGATCTCATCGCGTCCTTGTCCTGCTTGGTGGCCGCGCTCGGATGCATCTACCTGATCGCCGTCATTCTCAGGGAGCGGACACCTCTTGTGAACCTGCAGAGGTGGTCATTGGGGTTCCTCTCGATGGCGTTGTTCGCGAACGCGTTCTACGACATCCCGAGTTGGATGCTGATCGAGGGACACCGGCCTACGGGCGCGGCTGTAGATTTCTTTCTAATGATCTTCGTCATAGTCTCTGTCGTCCGCGGGAGCATCATGTACCAGCCGACGAGGAAACGCGAGGACGGGCAGGCGGCGTGACGGGCAGATGTCCGATCATCCTCAGCCGAACGGGGCCAGGAGGATCGCCAACCACGTCGGAGCAGTCCTCGGTGCCATGGGGATCGCCGGAGCCTTCCTGACGATCGGCAACTACGCGATGGACTGGAAGCTGGCGGCGACGCTCCAGGTCATCACCGACATGAAGGGCGAGTGGGTGCAGACCAGGGAACTCCAGTCCCGTCGCGGACAGGAACTGATCGATCTACGCACCAACGAGCGTCACCTGGAGGACGAGGTGGCCAGC